GAAGGATTAAACCCCTCATTCTTTAACTCATAGTCCAGCGCAAGTGCTGCTGCAGTCATTACGTTGTCAGAACCAAACCAATCATTTTGTCCTGCCCACTCAACAGCCTTTGGATCATACTGTGGCTGTTGCTGCTGCTGCTGTCCCTTCTGCTGTTGAAACTGTTCAGCTTCTTGTATCTGCCGTTCAATCTCACTGTTATACTTTTCCCATGAACTCTTGCTGCTATTAACACCTGTCATCTCAGCATAAGCTTGGGACATTGCCTCTTGAGCTTCAAGCATCTCAGCAGAATTACCTTCATCTGCGGCGCGCTGATATGCTCGTTTGGCATATTCAATTTTATTCTGAAGCAACTGTTCGTTTGAATCAATGCTCTTCTTTAGTGAAGATGCAATATCCTTTTCTTGTTCACGTAGTTTCTTCTGCAGATCATCCTTTTCTTTTTGTAGCGCAGCAATCTGTTCTTCACGTTCCTTGCGCTGCTGGACTAGCTGCCTAATTCGTTTCTGTGCACCTTTAGTTTCAACGCCTTTAAGCTCTGAATCTGCTTGTGCTTCGGCTGGTTCAAAACCTTCTTCTGCATCTTGTGCAGGTTTAGCATCTGGTTTAGGCTCCGGCTCAATCTCAATTTGTACTGGCTCTGAAGCGACAGCCACTGGTTCATTATCTTCTTGACCTTCTACTTCAAACTCAACCTTTTCCTTTTGTGGTGGGGCACGGTTAAGATCAATTTCATTCCATTCTTCTGACATTTATTTTTTTCCTTTACGCAGTTGCGAAACTTACGATTACGCTAATAAGTTATATCTTAACTGATAAAACTTAATTTGACAAACTATAAGTTGGGTCTAACTCTGTGGGATCATTAACAGTCATCATTACCTGATCGTCAAACAGAAGCATTAGCTTGTGGCCCTTGTAATGAAACTTGGTTCCTGCATGTTTGCCATAACAAACATAATCACCAGCTTTGCACCAAGGACCATTTGCAAACTTTTCTTTGTCCTGATATGCCAAGTCTCCAACGGCAAGAACCTTGCCAACAGTTGTAAGATATGCCATATCTTCCTTTGTCGAGTCAGGTAGAATAATCCCACCCTTTGTTTCCTGCTTTACTGACACTGGCCGAATAAGCAGAAAGTAACCCGGAATACTTGGTAGTTCATCTCCAGTTAGATCAGGAACTTCACCGTTCGTAATCCACTGGTCATTCTTAATGGCCTTTGCCATTCCAGCCTGAATCATATCTACTCCTTTTATTGTTCTTCTTCGTAGATGCGTTTGTTTACTACATCCTTTAGTGTATCGGTACACCATTCAATAGCAGTGATCTGTCCGACCATTTGCCTGTACTCATGATATTCAGATGCTGCACCGTTCGCAAGAGAATTTTTCATTTCTTCTTGTTTTTCCTGAAACTTTTTCAGAATGTCATCCCATAGTGTCATTATTCAATCGTATCGTCTTTTGCCAAGTCAGCTACAATATCTGCAGCCTTAAGTATGCGATCATTAGTCAAGTTCTCTTCTTGCTGTAGTAGGTCAGCAAAGATTTCAACTGCCTTCATTGCTTTCTTCGCATTACGATCTTTTTCTTTTTCATCTGACTTAAGAATTTCACCTGCACCCTGAGTATAAGCATCAACTGAAAGTTTCATCTCCTTAAGCTGTAGCTCTCTATTCTTCAGTGCACCTTCAGCCTGTTCCTTGGCAATCTGTGCCTGAAGTTTCTGCTGCTCAATATTGAGACGCTGACCTTCAAGCTGTACCATCTGCTGTTCAGGTGTAATGTTCATACCCTGTTTAGCAAGGATCATGTTGGTCTGTGCAATCTGTTGTGCTGCCTGTGCCATAATCATTTCAGCAGTCTGCTCGTCAATTGACTGACCTGACATTGCAGCCTGTTGTTCAGCCTGTTCAGACATGCCACCAATCTGCTCCTGATACTTGAGGATCATGTGTTCCTGAATGTTTGCCTGTAGCACCGGAACAATTCTTTGCATTGCAGGATTAGCACCGTTCATTGGATCTTGGATATATGCCGTCTTCATTGCAACATGTGCGTCGTGGTTCTGTCCGACAAATGCCTGAATAGGCATCCCCTTGACTGCTGCCAGAATATCTGACATTGGATCAAGTGGAATAGGATCAGGCTTATCAGGCATAATCTTATCAAGGTTAGGAACATTTGCCGCTGACAAGATTGTACGGTTAAGCTCTTGCATGTTAAACATACCGGGAGGACTTGACTGTGCAAGATTAAGCGCAAGTTGTGCAAGTGCCATGCGATGTGCGTTGGAAGGAATATTAGGATCACTGACAGGAACCACATCAACACGTCCATCAAAGTCACGGCGATAGATTGTAATTGTGTCGTCGGGAATATTATATGCTTCTTCATCCGGCAAGTACTCATAGTTTAATCTTGCAAGAAGTTTAAACTCATCCTTCTGTGCCCTATGCAAACGCTTATGAATGGCACTAAAGAATTTTGAACTTGCTTCAAGCAATGCCATTGTTGTACCGACCGGCCCATAACTGGCAGCATCAGATACCATCTGCTCAGATGTGTCAGCAAACTTCTGACCTGTTTGTGAAATAAAGTTAAGCATATTGAACAGGGTTGCGCTTGGTTCCTTGTAAGGAAGCGGCACAATTGCCTGTTGCAGATTAATGCCCGTCGCTTCAACGTCCTTAAACTCACCGGGGCTGATAGGATTATTGTCACCGACAATCCGTACACCCTTCTGCTTGAAGCCGCCGGGAAGGTTGGCGAACTGACCTGCATCTACCAATGCTCTCATTGCAGCAGTGGCAGTCATGGTAAGGTTGCCAAGGAAGTGGATTAGTCCAAGACCATAGAACCCAAAGCCGGGAACGTAGCGGTAATGAGTGAAGAACATTTTCTTCTGCTTGGTAGGGTCGTTAGGATTGTAGTTCCTGCGAACTGACAAAACCTGTCGGGACTGCTCTTCAATCGTTACGATATAGGGTAGGGCGAGACCGTCATCCTCCTCAGTAAGTTCCGTTGGCAATTCTAAATAGCAGTGCTGTTCAAGAAGAACGTACTGCGGGTCATGCTGTGAAGAGGGGGAAAGACCTAGAATTGTATTCATTTTCTCAGCCATTGCGGTCTGAGAGGGAACTGCAGCCGTAGGTAGGTCGATCTCCGCATACATTCCTGCGTTAATGCAGCGTTGGAGTTCGATAGGACTGCGATAGATTAAGTGAGTATAACGGTCTGCCCGTCGCAGGTCCGTGGCGTAGTACGACACGAAGAACTGGTCAATAGGCACAAACTCAGAGACTGGCCTATTGAGCGTAGTATCAAAATAAATCTTTTTAAATGCTGAACCAATTAGCGGAAGATTAAACAGCATCCGCTCTGTTTCATCGAAGTACTCAGGAATCTGTTCAGTTAACTGGTAATTCATAAATGTCTTGACGCGCTGCGCCTGTTCTTCGCGCCGCTTATCTGACTTACCTAAAATTTGTGTCCTGACAGGACCAGCAGGAGGGAATAGCTCCTGAGTTGCCTTTGACTGGAACTTAACTGCTGACTCAATGATTAGGGGATGGACTGCAGTACAGGCACCTTCAAATGGTTCAGATGCTTCCTCAATCTTTAGACCAAGGAGATCAAAGCCACGCTCAAACATTGACTCCCACTCAGCCCGACTTTCTTTGTCAGCTTCATAGTTGTCAAGTACCTGATTTGCAATTTCCTCAAGAGTGTCCTCGTCTAGATCGTCAACAAGGTTCTTGAAGAAACCTTCTTCGTCGTCCATCGCATATTTAGGTATTTCATCTGGTCCTTCCTGATCTGAATTACCAAATTCAATAACCACACCACCGTCATCGTCAAACTCCATATTAACTGGACCTGTTTCGACTTCAGTGCTGTCAGGGCCAATACCAATCTCAATGATATTATCCTGCTCAATGCGATCAAACGGATTTCTTTCTACAGCCATTAAAACTTCCCCATAAATAATTCTTCACACTTAATACTTGAAAGTATATTACTAACTTCTCCAGTATGCAACCTTTTTCTGCCTACGTGGATTAACATCATCTTCCCATTCAGGGTCTTCAGGATGTGTTAGTCTCCAGCTTTCCTTGACATACTGGATTGCCATTGTCATTGCGTCCACTTGGTCATCGTGTTGCCCATAGGGAAATGACAATGCTTCACCTATCAAATCTTCAGCCCATGCCTTCTCTGCTGGTAGCCATACCCTACCTGACTCAAGCATAGGCGTTGAAGCATAGACCCTTGAGGTCTTGTCACGATCAGGCAGGTATTCCATAACTGGCAACCCTGACCGTCTCATATCCTGAATAAGTGATTGTCCACTTGCTTTCTTTTCAATCATACATACATCAGGCATAAACTTCATATACATTTCTTTTGCCAGTCTTCTCAACTCAGGATATTCAAACCTGCCCTTGATGTTTGACAGCAAGATTAGATTGGAGGCAAAGTCTTCAGTACCATCTTCATAGTCTTCCTGCATGGAGAAGATGCCCCATGTCTGGATAACACTATAGTCTGCCGTTGTCTTAGTTGAGAACGCAGTATCGTAAGTCTGGATTACAAAGTCACAGCTAGGCGGATCGCCATACGGCCAGTCCTGTAGCCACTTACGTTTAATTAGTCCACCCTCTTCAGGTGAAGGGTTCTGCATGTAAAGGCTTTCCCAGTACTTACCACCGTTACTGTTTCTAATTTCTTCTTCATCAATACGCAATAGCTCGTCCGGCTTCCACTGTGGAAAGTAAGAAGACCCCACAGGTAGGCCAAGCAGTTCACTTGCAGGTTCATCTAACCATGCAGGAATACTGACTACTTCCCACGGCAATGAATACTCCAAGTCATTTTCTAACTCTTGCTTTAGAAGCCAACCACAAAGGTCATCAAAATGGTATCGGGTGTTGATAATAATAATTGAACCGTTAGGCATGATACGGGTTCGTAGACCAGAGGGATACCAATCTTTAATATACTTTCTACCACTTTCAGAAAACGAGTCCTCTTCTGACATCACGTCATCTAGAATTGCAATATGTGCACCACGACCTGCAATCTGTGATCTTACACCTGCAGCATAGTATGAACCATTAAGATTTGTTTTCCACTTACCTGCTGCCCTAACGTCTGCCCTCAGTGTAACACCCTTAAAGATTTTTTGAAACTCTTCAGTGTTGACAATATCTCTGACAGTTCGTCCAAAGTCTGATGACAATTGGTCACTATGGGAAACTGACATAATCTCATGGTTAGGTGAATTACCTATGTACCATGCAGGGAAAAGCTTTGAGCATATAACTGACTTTGAACTACGTGGTGGTAGGAACACCATCAACCTTTTGATCTTGCCTTCATGCACGTCTTGCAACTTCTGAGAAAGAACTTCAATGTGCCTACCCATTTGCCAGTCAGATACCAGCGTAGGTGCAAACATTCTTACAAAGGTCAGGAAGTCATTCTTTGCATTTGCCATTGCCAACTGTTCAAGTGACGATGAAAGCTCTGAAAAGGTTCCGATCCTACCCAGTTCTTCATAGTCATCTGGAAAGTCACTTGTCATAAATTGTACCCCATATCATCATCACTACAATATACCCTACCCATGACAAAAGTGGAAGGTAAAAAGACCACCTCAAAATGACAAAAAAGATAGGCAAGGATGTTTTTATTCTTTTCATCATAAAAAATACAGTAACACACTTGCAGGTTCTTTCAAAGCATGATATGCTATGCGAGTCACTGAGGGGGTCTTATAAGATATATAGAGATATATATAAAGATTAAAAAAGATAACAATAATAATATACATAAGAGTCTTATAAGAGTCTAATTAGATAGGCGAGGCTCCGTCCCAAATCATCACGACATGATATCACCCCTGTTTTTTTGGTCTATATGTCACAGGGGTATATTATATATATACACGCCACGCGAGTTTTGGGGGTGGGTGTGTCTTTATAGACACACTAGATTCTGGAGGATTCTCTAAAGAATCCTTTTTGTCTGCAAAAACAACACAAGTGTTGCATAATGGCAACAACTCTGCCTCTAAAGAGGCAATGGAGAGACGATGTAGACCTAAAAGGTCTAGAAATTCACTCTCTTTGTCTCTTAAGTGTGGTATATATACCACTCTAGAGACAAGTAGGACACCCCCTAACCCATTGTATTTCATACAATAACTCCCCAAATCTCTCATGTGTTGCCTTTCAGCAACACTGATGAGATTCCTCGTAGCCTGATGAACCCGAAGGGTTGACAGTGATGAACCATTAGAGATACCACTATGGCTCTCATTTATGAGAGACATAGATGGTTCTCTTAACAACTCTGAAGGACGACGACGATGGTTGAGATGGTTTTGTATGGTCTGGCAGTAGCCAGTGTTCTGGTAGCAGCTTACAGCCTTTGGCTGTCCATCACTGCCACTTTGGGTCTTGCCGATGTTACCGAACAGCGTCGTCTCAACCGTTTGGTTGAGGTCAAGGCAAGGGAACAGCGTCGCCATCATCGGGCTATGGCAAGGGAACAGCGTCGCCATCGTCGGGCTATGATCCGCAGCCGCCGTCGCTAGGCAGCTTGACAACCCTTAGAGATACCACTATATCTCACATCCTGTGAGAGATATAGATGGTTCTCTTAACCACTGCATTGCAATCAACCACAAGGAAATCTACCAATGGCTAAAACAGCAAAGCTGACCTTCCGTGTTAATGCTCGTTCCCCGAAGTATGGCTATGGCTTCCATTCCATTAACAATGGATGGCGGCTTGACATCCCGTGGCACAGCCTTACCGTCTTTGACGGCGGCGCACATGGCAAGAAAACCATTCGGTCTAGCCGTTCAGGACTTCGCTGGATTGTTGAAAACAATCGGAAGCGGCGGGTTCGTGTCAGCCACAACGTAGCAGCATAAGGCGAAACAGGGAGTTAATCCCTGTCTGGCGGTGAAGCCGTCACTGATGAGCCTATCACTAAAAGGAAACAAACTATGTTTGTTCGTGATCAAAGAATGATCGAAGCCTTTGCAAAGCAAAGCCCCAAGAACACTGAAAGTGTAGCAGTGTTTGTCATTGCATCAATCCGTACCCAGCTTGTGACGCTTCCCCGCATCATGAAGACCTACCGGAAACGTGGCAAGAATGGATTAGCAGAGCTAATGCCGAAACAGCGTGAAGGTATTCTGTATGTCCGACAGAACCGTGACTGGCTCTACAATCTTGTAGAGAACTATCGCAATGGCGGTATCTCAACTGAGGAAGTTCTGTTAGAACTACAGCGCATCCCTTGCATTGGCTTGGTGAAGGCAGGGTTTATGCTTCAGTGCCTTACAGGCAAGGTTGGCTGTCTGGATTGCCATAATCTGAAAGAGTATGGTTACAAGGAAGGTTCGTTCAAGCTTTCCCACAACAAGCATACCGAAGGTAATCTCAGGAAAGTCCGCAACTACGTTGATACTTGTGAGAAAATTGGTGGCTCTGAGTTCCTATGGAACCAGTGGTGTGAGGGTATGGCGAACCGCTATCCCAAACACTTCAGCGATGCCGATGACGTTTCATTCCTTCACACCGATGCCATACTTGGCATCAACTAATTCGGAGACTGTCTCATGGACAACACAACCCACAATGGCTGGACAAACTACGCCACTTGGCGTGTCAATCTGGAATGGTTCGATGGCATGGATTCCTTTAAAGGAATGACTGCTACTGACTGTCAGGAATTGGTGACAGAACATATCGACGCTCAGTCCGAAGGACTGGCCCGTGATTATGCTATGGCCTTCCTTTCGGAAGTAAACTGGCATGAGATTGCTGAACATCTGAAAGATGAGGAGGAGTAAACGATGGCTGAGTTTAGCATACATAATGTCACAGACATTAAGGTGAGTGATCGTTCACATACTGATCCTAACATTGCCTTTGAACCCTTTAGGGTTTTTACGGTAACGGTAACGGATGGGAATGGTGTTGAACACGATGTAAAGTTTTTTACAAACAACCTTGATCTGGAGATTTTCCAATGACTGACAACAAGTGGCTTGGCTGGGATGACCTCACTACTGAGGCCCGTGGCACCTATGAGCAACGCTGGATCGAAGATTTCATGTATGAAATAGAATGTGACAAGTTTACGGCTGAACTTCAGTTTGAACAGTGGCTGAATACTTCAGCCCAGTATGAAATCAATTTCGCAGGGAAAGAACTCTGATGACTGATAGCTACATTTCCACCAATGCCGGAGGCACTAGCTTTGTTGGACCGGATGCCGTCCGACTCTATAGGGCCATGCAAGTCAGGGGAGCCTTGAAGATGTGGAAGGCAGGGCTTAAGGTGCATCGTGGTATCAGGCTCAAGGACTTGTTGGGCATGGCAGGTGAACACACTGGCAAGACCTACAAGAAATCTGATCTGGACACAGCTATTGCTGATCTGGTACAATGGATTGAAGCAATGAAGGCAGCACTTCCAGTGGAGGCAAAGTAAGAGCCACGGTTAGCCTCGCAACCCCTAGAGATACCACTTAGCCTCTCTTATATGAGAGACTAAGATGGTTCTCTTAGAAACCTCATGGAGGAGATGACGAATGACCACGAAGAACCCTTTCGGCAAGAGCCGTGACAAAGACAATCCGTATGCCATCTATGAAGCAGGAGACTTTGTGTTCCATGTCTGTAAGACATACCAGCGTCCCGATAAGGAAAGGGACAATGAATATGCAAGGTGGTTTGTGTGGGCAAAATCCCCAATGACCTATGGTTCATTTGAGGCTGGTGATATGTATATCAAAGAACTTGAAAACTTTGCACACCTTACCCATGCAGAACCTGAATGGCTTGAGGCGTACAAACTTGACATGCCTGTAGAGTTGATTTAAAATAGTAGGGTTCACTGGACGTGTCGTTCCACGTCCAGACCCTACCCCCCCGAAAGGAGAGTGATCCATGAGCAAATACAATTACCAAAGCTACAGCGAGATACCTTCCTCAGTAGAGGCATATATTCTCACAGTGGCTGACGCTGAGATGCTTTATGATGTTGCCTTGGGAGACATCAATGACTTCATGAATGGCTATGAGGAGTGGGAGAACGATCCTGCGTTACAATACTCTGCAACCACAAGCGGCTGGTAAGGACTAAACATTACATGGGTGACATGGTACTAGCACTTCCTGATAAGGAAGGCATTGGCATCTCGTTTAGGTTTGACGAAGATGACTTCAATCACATTACAATTACATACCAACACTTAGCGGAGGATTTTCTTGACAGTCTCATGTCACCCTTGAAGCAGACAGATAGCGGAGAGTTGGTGGTTGGCATCAAAACTGATGACGCTGAAGCAGCACAACAGGTGAAAGATGTTATCACCTCTTTCCGCTATCTTGCTGACTACCTTGAAGAAGAATACGGTAGGCAAGTTATAGGTTCCTATAACATAGAGAACGCTAAACTTTACTTAGGACACTAGCATCATGAATATCTTTGCCGATCCGGCAACGTGCCTTGCCCTCGCTATCTATTGGGAGGCAAGGAACCAGCCTACTGCTGGACAAGTAGCAGTGGCACATGTTGTCCTCAATCGTGTCAACGACGATGGCTTTCCCGATAACGTCTGTGACGTTGTGACTCAAGGCCCAACCTACAAGAGCAATCCCGATATACCTGTCAGACATATGTGTCAGTTCAGTTTCTACTGCGACGGCAAGTCAGATGATCCAAAGGATCATAAGTCTTGGGACAAAGCAAAGTATCTTTCATGGCGTGTTATGCACAACCAATCTGTTGACATATCAGATGGTGCGTTGTATTATCATGCAGATTACGTAGCTCCTAAATGGAGCATTACCAAAGAAAAGACAATAAGGATTAACAAGCATGTCTTCTACCGCTAACACAATCATTCGTGTTCGCTGTCCTGATTGTGACGGTGAAGGAAGTATTGAATCATATGTATATGAACCTTGGCGTGAAGGCCTAGTAAGCCAGTGCAGATGGTGTTGTGGCGACGGCTTTGTTGAGTACAAAGAAATGTATGACAGCATAGCTGATGCACGACTAGACTATCCCGATGCAACGGAGATACTCCCGGTAAAATAACATGGACGAAGAAGGCTCGGCGGTCTCCAAACGAAATGAAAAGTTCTTGGACATCCTTATGAAAGCTGCTGTTGATATTCCTGATCCTGTCAGGAATTACAGGCTCACGTCTGCTGTTGTTTATAAGAAAGAAATCATTTCATTTGGGGCCAACTCATACAAGACTGATCCCTTTCAGGCGAAGTGGGGCAAGAACGATCACGCTATCCACTTACACGCTGAAATCAATGCGATCAAGAACGCAATCAAGCGGAGTGGACTTGATACCCTGAGAAAAAGTACTCTTTACATTGCCAGAGTTCGCAACATAAACGACACTGGATATGAAAGAGCTATGGCAAAGCCGTGTATCGGTTGCCGCCGCTGCATAGCAGAGTTTGAAATCAAGAACGTAGTTTACACAACCAACGAAGGACATCGTTACCTGTAATGGAATATAAATTCAATCATCTCGTAACAGTCGAACTAATCGACCACATGGGCAGTGATCTTTCAGTGGTGAACGCAGCACGTGTGTCATTCAACAAACAATCTGACTGGGACTTGGACGACAAAAGTCGTAGCAAAACCAAGACGTTACGCAAGAAAGACGAGAAACTAATTGAGTATTTGGCACAGCACAATCACTGGTCGCCTTTCTCTCATGCCACCATGTCAGTGCGTATTGCAGCACCAATCTTTGTTGCAAGGCAACTAGCAAAGCATCAGGTGGGGTTGGCGTGGAATGAGATCAGCCGCCGTTACGTCACCTATGATCCTGACCTCTGGATACCTGAGACATGGCGTAAGCAAGACGAAAACCTGAAGCAAGGTTCAATGGACGAGGAGATAATATCTCCAAGCCTTGCTATCCACATATATGAAGACGCAACACGACATGCTATTGATGCCTACAACGGCCTGATTAACTTGGGTGCGTGTGCTGAACAAGCACGAGCCGTCCTACCACAAGGGATGTTTACCGAATGGTACTGGTCAGGAAGTTTGTATGCCTTCTCTCGTGTGTATAACTTACGCATGGAGGAGACAGCACAACGAGAGACAGGTGAGGTTGCCAAAGGCATTGGCTACTATGCTAACCGCCTGTTTCCCGTATCATGGAAGACACTAACTGGAGAGGACAATGGCTAAAACACTACGTGGCAACGAGAAACCACCTTCTGAACAACATCGACGAACATCTATCGGGCGGTCAGCTAACTCCCAACCAAAGAATAAACACAAGAGGCGATCATGGAAGAAGTACCGGGGTCAGGGCAGCTAATACCATTTGACTGGGCTGTTGAACGTATGTATTATCAGGGCAAGGTTGACTTCCACCGCCTTATCCGCATCGAAATGATGGTAATGGGTTACAACCCCAACGATCAAGACGACCTGACTGAGTTCTGGGAACTTATCTACGAGGAGTTTATTTAAGATGACGATGACCTCACAACCCCTAAACAACCTGACTAGTGAAGAGGACAACATGAACGAGAGTGAAATCACCTATCGTGTCGATCAGCTAATGGACCTTGGCAAAGCCAGTGCCCTTCGTGGTTGGTCAATGGAAGATATTCTGAAGATTATTCAGAATGAGTTTGGTCCTGAAGGCTACGAGATTGCACGTACATATATTGTCAAGGACATCTCCGGCATTGAAGACGAGGAGAAGTATATTGATACTGCAATCCAGAAGGTTCGGAAAGAAAAGGCGCTGGGCAATACATCTGAAAAGATGCTGGAAGAACTATGGAAAGATATCAGCGAGGAGTGATGAAGAACCTTTGGGTAAAAGACAGGAAGATTGTCTTTCGAGAACTGTATTCCACATACATTGAGGAAGGATACAGTAGCAAGGAAGCCAAGCGTCTTGCCAAGCAAGAGGCAGACGAGATTATGACTGAAGACCAAATGTTTGTGAATGACATAATGGATGAAGACGAATGAATATCTTTATGCTAGACATAGACCCAGTAAAAGCTGCACAGTATCACTGTGACAAGCACGTAGTGAAGATGATCCTTGAGACAGGTCAGCTACTGTCAACAGCATGGCGCATGATTGATGGCGACGACTTTGCTGACAAGCAAAGCATGTACAAATGCACACACAAGAACCATCCTTCAGCAGTGTGGGCAAGAGAAACCAACAACAACTACCGTTGGTTGTACGATCTGTTCCTTGAACTTGGCAAGGAGTATACCTATAGGTATGGCAAGGAACACCTGACCATCAAGAAACTCAAACGCCCACTTGATATGGCACCCTTCGGTATCAAGCAGGGCTTCATGACGGAGATGCCACAGTGTATGCCAGACGATGCTAAAAGACCTGATCCTGTTGACGGCTATCGCAATTACTATCGTGTGCATAAAGCACCTATCCTCAATTACACCAAGCGACCTACACCGGAGTGGCTCGTATGAAGTACGGAAAGATATGGGGGACAACACGCCCCCTACTCCAGACACCTTTCGTTGAGGTGCATCACATTGAAATCAGCAAGGGTGGGCAGTGTTCATATCACCAACACCTACATAAGTGGAATATGTTCTACGTAATTAAGGGCAACCTTGAGATACATGTAACCAAAAATAAATATGCACTTGAGGACATCACGTATCTAACGGATGGTGATTACACAACGGTCAGCCCGACTGAGAAGCACTACTTCAAGGCCGTCTCAGATGTAGAGGCTCTTGAAATCTACTATCCTGAGCCACTATCTGAAGACATCCTTCGTGAAAATGTTGGTCGTGTAACACAGGATAGTTATAAACTTGGACGAGCCAAATCTAGTCTTGAAGAAGCTTACATAAAGGAAATGAAGTAATGTTTTATGTTTGTGATGCAAAGGGAAAGAAAAGTGAAATGTTTAGTAGCAAGGAAGAGGCTACTGAACACCTGCGAAATCTTGAACGACTTGCGGATGCCTTGCGTTGCAAGTGGGAGTACTCGACTGAGACAGATTTGATTGTATCAGATGACGATCATGTACTGAACACGTTCTCAGTCTACGAAACTGCTTAGATATAACACCAAATACTTTCAGGTATGAAAGATTTGGATGTTTATCTTACATTGACAACCAGCATGAAAGGTGTGTAATGCTGCCGATGACTGATGATTTTCCTGAAACCAAAGAGGTAAAGCGTGGCCCCTGTCCTTCATGTACGTCAAGTGATGCGTACATTGAGTATGACGATGGGCATGGACATTGCTTTTCCTGCAACTATCACAAGCGAAAAGATAAGGACACCAATATGGAAGTGACCGCATATCAAAACAACAAGACACAGCCTTTGTCACAGGCATTTCGTGGCAACAACATGGCGTTGACAGATCGTAACGTCACGCAGAACACTGCCAACAAGTATGGTGTAACCGCAACTATTGGTAGCAACGGTATCGAGAAACACTTCTATCCGTACCACGATTCTGATGGCAACCTCCTTGCCTACAAGACACGCCTATGCGATAAGAAAGACTTCTACATTGAGGGCCAGTTCACGTCAGCCCGACTGTTTGGGCAGCAGCTATTCAGTGGTGGTGGTAAGTATATCACCGTGACTGAAGGAGAGATTGATGCGATGTCAGTCTTCCAGATGACGGGTAGCAAGTGGCCGTGTGTGTCAGTCAAGACTGGTGCACAAGGAGCAGTCAAGGACGTGAAGGCAAACTTTGACTTCCTCAATTCCTTTGAGACTGTCGTGCTTTGCTTTGACAATGACAAGCCCGGACGCGAGGCAGCATCAGCAGTTGCTGAGTTGTTTGAACCCAACAAGTGTAAGATTGCAAAGCTGACACTGAAGGATGCCAACGAGTATCTACAGCAGAACAAGACTGAAGAGTTCACTCGTGCATGGTGGAACGCACAGCCCTATACACCAGCAGGGATCATCAACCTTGCTGATATGTCAGAGACATTGTACGACGAGGACCAATCTCAAACTTGCATGTACCCGTTCGAGGGTCTGAACAATCTGCTGTACGGCATCCGTACTGGGGAGCTTGTCACACTTACAGCAGGTACTGGCACAGGTAAGTCCAGTGTTATGCGTGAACTGATGCACCATGTACTCAAGAGTACCAATGACAACATTGGTGTTATCTCTCTGGAAGAGAACACTCGCAGCACAGTCTTCCACCTCATGTCGGTCGAGGCTAACCAACGGCTGTACATTCGTGAGGTTCGTGACCAGTTTCCTGAAGACCAGCTACGAGCATGGGAGAAGGAGACAATCGGAACCCGTCGCTTCTATGCCTTCGATCACTTTGGTTCTCTTGGAACAACTGAAATCCTCAACCGTGTACGGTATATGGTCAAGATACTTGACTGCAAGTGGGTGTTCCTAGATCACCTGTCTATCCTTGTGTCAGGTCTTGAGGGTGAGGACGAGCGACGTAACATCGACCAGCTTATGACTAAACTACGATCACTGGTTGAGGAGACACGCTGCGCGTTGATACTTGTCAGCCACCTTCGACGGTCATCAGGATCAGACCGTGGACATGAGGATGGAAAAGCTGTAAGCTTGTCACATCTACGTGGCTCACAAGCAATCGCACAGCTATCGGATGCAGTGGTTGCAATGGAGCGTGACCAACAAGCAGAGGATGAAAATGCTGCAAACACAACTACCATTCGCGTACTCAAGAACAGATACGCTGGAGAAACAGGGGTTGCATGTCACCTGTACTTCAATCGTGAGACAGGCAGGTTGCACGAGGTCGAGAACCTTGGTGACAACCCAGATCAACCCAAGCAGATGGACATTACAGCGGAGACTATCTAAATGAAACACGTGGTGGACATTGAAGCTGACTCATTACAGCCGTCCACCATTCACTGCATCGTTGCAAAGAATGTCGAGACGGGAAAGGTTCACACCTTTAGAGAGGGTGAGTGCATTAACAACTGGCCCAGCTTTGCCAAGCAAAACATCACAAGCTACGTGATGCACAATGGTATCAGCTTTGATGCACCCGCCCTGAACCGTCTGACTGGCACACGTATATCAGTAGACCAGATCGAAGACACAATGATTATGTCGCAGATCACAAACCCAATGCGTGATAACGGTCACTCGCTTGACGCATGGGGCCAGACACTTGGCTTCCCTAAAACGGAGTTCAATGACTGGTCCCATTGCTCAGACGAGATGGTAAAGTATTGCATCAACGATGTGGAGTTGACGGCAAGAGTGTATGCCACACTCCAGAATGAGTTACGAAACTTCAGCGATGAGAGTGTCAGGATGGAACACACGATCAGGTTCCTGATTGACAGGCAACAGAAGAACGGCTTTACACTTGACATGCCCAAGGCAATGGCACTTATGTCACGCCTCTCTGACATGGCAGGTGAGATTGAGTTACAGGTACAGGAAGCCTTCTATCCTCTTCCCACCTTTATCAAAGAGGTTTCTCCCAAGATTAAGAAGGATGGATCACTATCCAAGATTGGGCTATCACATCTAGGTGATGACTGGCCGTGTGCTGGTGGTGAACATTCAGTGGTTGACTTCCCACAGTTTAACCTTGCTAGTAGGCAGCAGATTGTACGCCACCTACAGCATCGTGGCTGGAAGCCTACCAAGTTCACAGAGAAGGGACACCCTATCGTAGATGAAGGAGTTCTCAAGCATGTGGACATCCCTGAAGCACAGTTGATTGCACGTTACCTGCTACTGCAGAAGCGTGTGTCACAGATCAAGCAGTGGATCAACTACTATGATGACGATGGTAGGGTCCACGGTAGGGTGCTTACACTCAAGGCAGTCAGTGGGCGTATGGCACACCATGCACCTAACATGGCACAGGTTCCTGCCTCCTACTCTGAGTTTGGTAAGGAGTGTCGAGAGTGTTGGATTGCTTCAGCACCTGACAGAGTTCTGGTAGGTTGTGACGCGAGTTCGCTTGAGTTACGTGGACTTGCCCACTACCTGAATGACAAAGCGTTTATCAACGAGGTTGTCAACGGTGACATTCACACCGCCAACCAGAACGCCGCAGGGCTAGAGACACGTG